GCTCTCGATGGTAATGAGCGGACGACGCCGGATGACCGACGCACTGGCTGAGCGACTCGCTGATGTGCTCGCCGTTCCGGTGGAGGTGCTTCGCGAGGAGGAAAGGGAGGACGCCGCATGACCACCGCCGCCGATTGGCTGCCCGATGCCCCGCTCCTCACCGTCCCGGAAGTCTCCCGCGTCCTCCGCGTCTCCGAACGCGCGCTCCGCGAATGGCTCTACCACAAGCGCGAGGGCCAGCCCGTCATCCCCCACGTCCGCCTCGGCCGCCGCGTCCTCATCCGCCGCGAGTGGGTCGAATCGGTGCTCTCAGGAACGACGCAGCCCCCGGGTGGCCGCCCGGGGGCTGCTCTCTAGGAGGTACGACATCATGATAGCACAGCGCACACGCGGCCGGCCCCTGTCCGAGCAGGGCCTCCTCGAAGAGGCCCGGGTCCAGGCCATCGCCCTCCGGCAGGAGCTGGCCGTCCACGACCAGTGGGAGGCAGCGGCGCTCGACGTCGCCGAGATCCTCATTGCCGAGGGGCGGCTGCTCGAGGCGCGCCGCGTCATCCGGAAGCTGCGGGAGCGCGACCGCTGGGAGAACGCCCGCCACGCCGAGATCGACGACGCCTGGCGGAGGGCGGGAGCGTGAGCGCGGCCGGTATCCTCGTCGACCATCCGCACCTGCAGGAGGTGAGCCATGTCCGAGCATCCGGAGCTGCCGTCCGCCACTGCCCAATCGCCGCACCCGGAGACGGTGGCCCTGATGTACGAGGCGCTCATGCGCCGCATTTCGGAGCAGTCGGCCGACTGGAATCAGCTGGACGCGAAGGCCTACCAGGCGCTGGCAGCTGGCGGCGTCACGCTTGGGGTCGCATCGCTTGGTGTGGCGGGGTGGGCGCCGTGGCTGGTTCTGGCGGCGGTCGCCTTCCTCTGCACGGCGGCAGCAAGCATCGCAGCAGCCTGGCCGCAGACGTTCACGAACCCCTTCGACGCCAGGCGGCTGTTCGACGAGCACTGGACGGAGGCGCCGGCGGACCTGCGCTACGCGATGGTGTACACCGCCGCGCGCGAGGCGGCGCCGGCGAACTCCGTACGGCTACGGCGGAAGTCGCAGCTCGTCACTGCGGCCTTCGCCGGCTTCTCTGCCGAGGCGCTGTTCATCGCTCTTTGGGCGGTGTCGGCGCTGTAGGCCTCGGCGGAATCCCGGCTCCCTTCTTCAGCGGCTCCGGCGCCACCGGGATCTTCGGCGGCGGGGGTGGCGGCGCCGGCTGCTTCTCCTCCATCGGACTGCACCTCGCGGAAGTCGCCGACATCCTACCCGGCGCCGCCGCCCTCGCCACCTTCGCCGTCCAGCTCATCCTCCTCAGCGCCGTCGTCCTCATCGGCGCCGCCACCATCCGCGACCTTCTCCGGGAGGTGCGGCGATGACCCGCAGCGCCGCCATCGTCCGCGCCCGCTACCGCGCGCTCGACCCGTCCACCTCCCGCGACGCTGCCCGCCGCGCCGACGCCGCCGGCGTGCCCGCCACGCAGGCCGCGTGGTTCCTCGCCGCCGTCCGCGCCAGCCCCGGGCGCACCGCCTCCGAGCTGGCGGAGGCCTCCGCCGGCCGCTACGACCGGTACGCCGCCAACCGCCGGCTGGCCGACCTCGAGCGGCTCGGCCTCGTCCAGAAAGGCCCGGCCCGCCGCGCTCCCTCCGGCCGGCTGGAGGTCACGTGGCTGCCCGCTGACGTCCAGGGGGCGCTCCTGTGACCGCACAGCTCCACCCCTCCGCCGAGCGCGTGCTCTTCGCCGCCGCCAGCCTCTGGCGCGAGCGCGGCATCCCGCCCACCGTCCGCGAACTCGCCGAGCGCGCCGGCTTCCGCGGCTGGAGCACCGTCCACTACTGGCTCCACGAACTGCGCTCGGACGGCTTCGTCCAGTGGGACGAGCACACCTACCGCTCGCTCCGGCTCACCCCGCGCGCCCTCGAACACCTGCAGCTGAAGGAGGCACGATGACCGCCGACACCCCGACCATCCAGCCCGCCCTCGCCGACGCCCAGCCGGCCCAACAGCCGCCGGCGCCCGCCCCCGCTGCTGCCGATGCCGGCGCCCTCCTCGAACAGGTCGTCGTCGGCGGCGACCTCGCCCGGCTCACGCCCGCCCAGCGGCTCGACTACTACCGCCGCGTCTGCGACTCCCTCGGCCTCAACCCGCTCACCAAGCCCTTCGACTACCTCCACCTCAACGGCCGCCTCGTCCTCTACGCCACCAGAACCGCCACCGACCAGCTGCGGGCGAACCGCGGCATCTCCGTCGCCATCACCAGCCGCGAGATGCTCGCCGAGGCCGGCCTCTACGTCGTCACCGCCCGCGCCGTCGACCGCACCGGCCGCGCCGACGAAGCCGTCGGCGCCGTCAGCATCGCCGGGCTCAAGGACGAACCGCTCGCCAACGCCCTCATGAAGGCCGAGACGAAGGCGAAGCGCCGCGCCACGCTCTCGCTCGCCGGGCTCGGCTGGATGGACGAGACGGAAGCCGAGGCCGTCCCCGGCGCCCGCCCGGCCCGCGTCGACCGCGACACCGGCGAGCTGCTCGAACCGCATCCGCTGCCCGCCGCCGGCGGCGAACCGCCCGTCGAGCTCGACCGCGGCCAGTGGGACGCGCTCGGCCACGCCCTCCGCGCCAACGGCCTCACCAAGCAGCAGCTCGTCGCCTACCTCGACGCCGAACTCGGCCCGAACCGGCTCGGCCCCGCCGCGAAGGTGCGCGAGTGGTTCCGGCGGAACCCGGAAGCCGACGTCATCAGCCTCGTCGCCGAGGTCTACCGCTTCGAACAGGGGGAGCACGATGAGCCGCCGGCCGCCTGACGCCCACGTCCACCGCTGGCGCATCGACGAGCCGGCCGGCCGCGCCTGGCTCGAAGGCCGCTGCGCCGCCTGCGGCGCCGTCCGCCGCTTCCCCGCCTCCGAAGACGCCTGGCTCGAAAGCCGCGGCATCAGCCGCGACCGCTACTACCCGGCGCACCGCCCGGCGGAACTCCCCGCCCAGTGGCGGCTGCGCGACTGGAGGGACTGGTGATGCGCCGGTTCCCGCTCATCGCCAACTGGCTCCCTGCCCCCGGCTGCGACCTCGCCGCCGCCGGCGCCCGGGCCGGCGACTACGAATCCCGCTTCGGCTGGCTCTCGCCGGACGAAGAGCTGGTGATGGAGTGGGCCGTCGACCGGCGCGCGCCGCTGGCCGCCGCCCGCAGCCCCTACGCCCTCTGGCGCGGCGGCTGGCTCGACCTCCGCGCCGCCGCCTGGCTCGGGAGGAACTGACGCCATGACCCACCTCCACGTCCGCATCCGCCGCGGCCCGTTCATCGTCGACGAGTACGTCGTGCCGCCCGGCGACGACCTCGCCCTTGCCGCCGGCGCGTCTGCCGTGCCCTGCGCCAGCCCGGCCTGCCGCGTCGGGGTGTCGTTCTCGCTCCGGAGGTGCCGCGGATGAGCTGGGCGAAGTTCTCCGATGATTTCTGGTGTCACCCGAAGGTGGCCGGGCTCTCCGACCGCGCCTTTCGCCTGCACGTGACGGCCATCTGCTGGTCGGCAGCGCTGGAGACAGATGGCGCCATCCCACGGGCGATGCTGGCCGTGCTCCGCGGGACGCTTGCCGCCGCGCGCGAGCTCGAAGCCGCCGGCCTCTGGGACGCGGCCGCGGACGGCTGGGTCATCCACGATTTCCTCGAGTACAACCCCAGCCGGGCCGACCTCGAGGAGCGGCGCGAGCGCCGCGCCCGGGCAAACCGCGAGAACGCCCGCCGCCGCTGGCAGCAGGACGCACCCGCTTCGCATGCCGCTGCCGATGCGGCCGGCCATGCGAATTCGCATGCGAATTCGCATGGCGCTGGCATCAAGCTCGCAGCCGGTTCGCATCGCCTGTCGCATGACCATGTGCATGCACCCGGCCCGGCCCGTACCCGTATAGCTGCTGCTCCTGACTCACTTCGTTCGTCAGCAGCAGCAGCTGAAGCGGCCGCTGCGGCTGCTGGATGCGAACCGGCTGCGAACTCGCATCCCCCGGGCGAACCAGCGGCGCCGTCAGAGCCGGCGGACCCGCTGCCGCTGCTGCTGCGCCACTGGGAGCGCGCCACCGGGACGACGGTGACGCCGATGCTGGCCGACTGGCTCGATGCCGAGCTTGGACAGGGCACGCCGGAGGACTGGCTCCGCGACGCCATCGCCGAGACCGGCGCCAACGGCGTGAAGGCGTGGAAGTACACCAGGAGCATCGTCGAGCGCTGGAAGGCGCAGGGCCGCGATTCGCCCTCGCCGCCGGCGCCCGCCGCCTCGAACCGACCACGCCAGCAGGAGGTGACCCGTGGAGAAGCTCGCCAGCGCGCTGAACGGTCTTGGGCTGACGACCCCGTCCTCGCCGAATGGCGTGCCCTCGGCATCCTCGCCGAGTGACGCCGCAGCGCCGGCAGCCCGCAGCTGGGCAGACCCCGTCGCCTGCCCCGGCTGCGGCAGCGACGACGTCGAGCCGCCGGACTGGCGGCACCGCTGCTGCGTCTGCCGCGACGGCGGCCGCATCCGCCGCGGCTGGCCCGTCGGCCACCCGATGTTCGGCCGCTCCGAGCCCTGCCCGGCGTGCTCCGGGGCGAGCGCCCTCGCCGCCGCCGGCGCCCCCCCGCCGGCCACGCCCGAGGAGCGCATGCGCATCCCCGCCCGCTACCGGTCGGTGACGTTCGACCAGTGGCAGCCGGCGAACGGCACGCCCCGCGTGCGCTGCCAGTCCTACGCTGCCGCCTGGCCTCCCGAACGGCCGCTGCTGTTCCTCACCGGCGAGAAGGGCACCGGCAAGACGCACCTCGCCTGCGCCATCCTCCGCGCTGCATGGGAGCGCCACGGCGTCCGCGGCCAGTTCTGGCCCGTCATCGACCTCCTCGACCGGCTCCGCCGCGCCTCCGACCCGGACCGCGCCACCGAGACCGTCGACGACGTGCAGGAGCAGCTCCTCCGCGTCCCGCTCCTCGTGCTCGACGACCTCGGCGCGCACCGCGGCACCGAATGGGCCGAAGAACGGCTCTTCGCCCTCATCGACGCCCGCTACCGCGACGGCCTGCCGCTCGTCGTCACCTCGAACGTCGGCCTGCTCGATGTCGCGCCCCGCGTCCGCTCGCGGCTCGCCGATGCGCAGGTCAGCACCGTCGTCCCGTTCGCCGGGCCGGACCGGCGGATGGGCGCGCCGAGGGACGCCGCATGACCGCGCCGGCCTGCCGCCAGTCCGTGCCCTGCGACGGCCGCGAGCTCGTCCTCGAACCGGCCCGCGACGCCGCCGGCCGGCCGCGCCTCCGGCTCTCGGCCGTGCTCAACCCGTACGCCGGCGGCTACCTCCGCGTCACCGCCGCCGAGCTGACGCCGCGGCAGGCGCGCCAGCTCATCGACGCCATCGAGAACCTGCTCCTCGAGGAGGGACTGTCCGATGCGTGACGTGCTCGAGTTCGAAGTGCCGCTGCCGCCGGCCGAGGCCTCGCCGAACCTCCGCGCCTCCCGGCTGGCGCGGATGCGCGCGCTCGCCGGCTACCGCTGGCTCGTCGGCGCGCTCGCCCGGCAGGCGCTGGAGCGCTCCAGCTGGCCGATAGCCCCCCGCGTCCGCCTCTCGCTCACCTACCGGCTCGCCGGCGGCCGCGACGGCTTCTACCGGCCGAACGACCCGGACAACGCGCTGGCGGCGGCGAAGCCGCTCATCGACGGGCTGAGCGACGCCGGCCTCATCGAGGACGACAGCTGGCGCTGGCTCGAAATCGGCCGCATCGCCGCCGACCCGGACGGCGGGCCCGGCGTCCTCATCCGCGCGGAGGTGCTGGAGTGAGCCGCGCTGCGATGACGTGGGGCTGGCTCGCGCAGACGTTCCGCAGCTGGCGCATCGTCGGCGTCCGCGCCTCCGGCGACGCCGCCCGGCAGGAAGTCGTCGTGACGCTCGTCCGCCGGGGAGGGGGACGGGGCGAGTCGCCCGGTGCGGAGGTGGGACGATGAGGGCGATGGTGAGCCGCTGGCACGTCCGCCGGACGCCCCGGTCCGGCCTGATCGCGCGAAGCCGCGGCGCGTGGGACGCGCTGCGGCGGCGCGTGCTCGATGAGGCCGGCTGGGCCTGCGAGCTGTGCGGCAACCCGGCCGCAGAGGTGGACCACCGCATCCCGCTCGCGCTCGGCGGGACGGACGACCGGTGGAACCTCCGCGCGGTCTGCCGGGCGTGCCACCGCCGGCTGACGGCGTCCATCCGCCGCGGAGGGAGAGGGGGGTCGAAAACTTCGCCGCCGGACCCCCGGGAGCGCGCCCCCCAGGCTTCTTCGCACACGGCCGGGTTTCCGGCCTTCACCGGAGGTGACCGATGGGAGCACGCGGACCGCTGCCGCTGACTGCTCATGAGCGCCGGCTCCGCGGCGAAGCGGCGCCTGCCCGGACGATGGCCGACGTCGGCCGTCCGGGCCGCCCGACGATGCCGCGGAACCTCGGCCCTGACGGGCGCGCCGAGTGGCGCCGGGTGACGCGCATGCTCGCCGACCGCGGACTGCTCGACCAGGCCGACCGCGCCGTCATCACCGCCTACTGCCGGACGTGGGAGCGCTGGCTGGAGCTCGATGGCCTCGCCCGCGAGTACGCTGAGCCGACGCCAGCCGGCCGCGCCCTCAGCCCTGAGTGGCGAGCGCTTCGGGAGTGCACGCAGCAGCTGCTGAACCTGGCCGCCCAGCTCGGCATGACGCCGGCGTCCCGCCTTCGCCTGCCTGCTCCGTCCCAGGAGCAGCAGGCAGACCCCATCGTGGAGCTGATCCGCCGTGCCGACCGCAGCGCCGGCTGACTCCCCCGTCAGGGCCTACGCCGAGGCTGTCGTACGCGGTGAACAGCCGGCCGGCGAGCTGGTTCGGCTGGCCTGCGAGCGCCACCTGCGCGACCTCGAGGAGGGGCGCCGCCGAGGCCTCCGTTGGGACAACGCTGAGGCGGAGCGCGCCATCCAGTTCGTTCAGCATCTCCGGCAGTCGCGCGGCCAGTGGGCCGGCCGGCCGCTCGAACTGCTGCCGTGGCAGCAGTTCGTCGTCGGTTCGCTGTTCGGCTGGCGGCGCGCCGACGGCCTCCGCCGGTTCCGCCGCGGCTACATCGAGGTCGCGCGGAAGAACGGCAAATCGACGATGGCGGCGGCCATTGCGCTCTACCTCCTGCTGGCCGATGGCGAGCCCGGCGCAGAGGTGTACTGCGCCGCGACGAAGCGCGACCAGGCGAAGGTCACCTGGGAGGAGGCGTGGCGGATGGTGCAGCAGACGCCTGCCCTCCGGGCGATGACGGCCGGCGTGCCGAGCCGGGCGAACCTCACCGTGCCGTCCACCTGGTCGAAACTGGAAGCGCTCGGCCGAGATGCCGACACGCTCGACGGCCTGAATCCGCACGGCGTCATCATCGATGAGCTCCATGCCCACGAGGACCGGGACACCATCGACCGGCTGGAGACTGCGCTCGGCGCCCGCCGCCAGCCGCTGCTGCTGTTCACGACGACGGCGGGACTGGAGGACCGCCCGGCCTGGGTGGCGACGCGGGGATACGCGGAGCGGGTGGTCCGGGGATTCGAGGACGACCGATGGTTCGTCTACATCGCCTGCATGGACCCCACGGACGACTGGACCGACCCGGCGAACTGGCCGAAGGCAAACCCGTCGCTCGGCCAGACGCTCCGGCTGGAGGACCTCGAGCAGGAGGCGCGCGAGGCGCTGGGCTCGCCGGCGAGGCAGGCAGCGTTCCGGGCGCTGCGGCTGAACACCCCGGCAGCCATCGCTGGCGGCTGGCTGGACCTGCGGGAGTGGGACGCGTGCTGCGACCCTGGTCTGACGCTGGAGGCGTTCCGGGGCCGGGCGTGCTGGGCAGGCCTCGACCTGGCGACGACCCGCGACACCACCGCGCTCGCGCTCGTGACGCGGCTGGACGACGGCCACTTCGCAGCGTGGGAGGAGTACTGGGTGCCCGCCGAGACCATCGCCGCGCGGTCGCGGGAGGACCAGGTTCCCTACGTCGCCTGGGCGGAGGCCGGCTGGCTCCACGCAACGCCCGGCGCCGTCACCGACTACGGCGCCGTGCGCGCCCGCCTGCGGGAGCTCGTCGACGACTGGGGACTCGACATCCGCGAGCTCGCATATGACCGCTGGAATGCCTCGCAGCTCATCGTCGAACTCCGGGCTGACGGGCTGACCTGCACGCCGCACGGCCAGGGGCATGCCTCGATGGCGGGGCCGTGCCGCGACCTCGAGACGCTGCTCGGAGCCGGCAGGCTGGTGCACGCCCCGAACCCGGTGACGCGCTGGATGGCCGGGAACGTGGTGACGGAGATGGACGCTGCCGGCAATCAGAAACCGTCGCGGCGGAACTCCACGGACAGGATCGACGGCATCGTGGCGCTGCTGATGGCGCTCGGCCGCGCCGCCGGCTCGAGCCAGCCGGAGAGCGCCGGCCCGACGCTCTGGATCGACGGCGAGGACGGGGGATGAGCGCGGTGGCGGCGCCATGGCGGCGGAGCCCGGTGGCCGAAGCGGTGCTCGCGTATCTCTGGAGCCACCGATGGGCGCCGGTCGGCGTGGCTGAGCTGGCGGAGGCGTGCGCAGCGTCGCCGCGGGCGGTGAAGTGGGCGGTCGCGCGGCTTCGCGACGCGGGTGTCGGCATCCGCTCCAGCCGTGACGGCTACCAGCTCGCTGACCTGCCGCGGGGCGCGATGGTGGCGTGCCCCCGATGCGGCCGCGCCCTCTGCCGTCCGCACGCCGGCGTCCTGGGCCGGTGGGTCTGCCGCGCCTGCGGCTGGGCGGACGAGCCGGAGCCGAGGGCGTGGGCGCCGCTCGTGGTGCGGCTCGCTCCGCGCACCTGCGGGTACTGTGGGGGAGAGATCGGCCGAACCAGCGCCGAGCGCGCCGCCCGCGACGCGCGCCACGGGCTCGCCTACTGCAGCCTGGCCTGCGCTGTTGCCGCCGGCGGGCGCCGGCGGCGGAAAGGGGAGGACGCATGAAGACCGCGCTCTCGTTCGCCATGGAGGTCGCCGGCGTCGTGCTCGTGGCCGGGTCGCTCGGATGGGCGCTCCACCCGGCGGTAGGCGGCGTCATCGCCGGCGCCTACCTGGTCACCATCGCCCAGTTCGTCGGGAGGGAGCGCTGATGCCGCTGCTCGGTGCGCTGGCGAAGGCGCTCCGCGTCCAGCTGACGCCGCCCGGGGCCGAGCTGGCTCTGCTCGGCAGCTACCCGACGCGCGCCGGCGTAACGGTTTCCGAGGAGGGCGCCCTTCGCGTCGCGGCCTGCTGGATCGCCACGACGCTCATCGCGGATGAAGTGGCGACGCTCTCGGCCCGCATCGTCCTCCGGGACGACGTCCGCCGCGAACCGCGCAGGCCGCCGGAGCTGCGGCCGCTGTGGGACCGCCCGAACCCGGACCAGACGCTGGTGGAGTGGCGCGCCTCCACGGTGCTCTCGCTGCTCCTCTGGGGCGCGGCGTACATCGTCCCGACGTGGGACCGCGCCACCGGCGCCCTCGTCCAGCTCGCGACGCTGCACCCTGGGCGCTGCAGCCTCCGCCGCCTGGACGACGGCGGCTTCGAGGTGCGCTACCGTCCGGCCGGCGCCGGCGAGCTCGCCCTCCGCGCCCAGCGCGGCCGCCGGCCGGAGGTGGTGATGGTCCGGCTGTTCGACCTGCCCGGCGTCCTCGAGCCGGTCTCGCCGGTGCAGCAGGCGGCCGAGCTGCTCGGCCTCTCGCAGGCGTACGAGCGCATCGCCGCGCGGCTGGCCGGCCGCGGCCTCGCACCGGCCGCCGTGCTGACGTTCGACGACCCAATTCCCCCGGAGGTGGCGCGGGAGTACGGCCAGCGGCTGACGGCGCTGCACGGCGGCCCGGAGAATGCCGGCCGGGTGGCCGTCCTCGGCGGGAAGGGGGCGCGGCTCGAGCGGCTCACGATGTCGCCCGCCGATGCCGAGCTCGTCGCCCAGAGCCGGCGGGTGTTCGACGTGCTCCTGGCGCTCTGGCGGGTGCCGCCGACCGTCGCCGGCATCGTGGACCGCCCGAGCACCTGGGGCACCGGCATGGCTGAGCTGGCGCGGGGCCTCGAGCGGTTCACCCTCCGGCCTATCGCCCGCCGGCTCGAGGCCGCCATCGAGGACGGCATCCTCCGGTGGGTCGACGAGGGGCTCCAGTATCGGCTGCGGTTCGACGCGCTGCTGTCCGCGTCGCCGAAGGAGCGGGCGGAGGTGGAGCAGATCCGGCTGATGAGCGGGATGACGAGCGTCGACCGGGTGCTCGCGCTCGAGGACGAGCCGCCGCTGAGCGAGGACGAGGACGTGCTGCTCCCGCTGAACGTCCAGACCCGCCGGGAGCGTGAGCGGGCAGCGCGTCTGCGCCAGGCGGAGGTGTACGCCCGGCTGCTGGCGGCCGGCATCGGCGAGGCGCGCGCGGCGCAGCTCGCCGGCATCGAGGACGGCAGGTAGCCCGCGTCCGCCGCCCTACCGTGGCGGCAGGAGGACGGGATGGAGCACCGGCCCATCGAATCGAAGAGCGTCCGGGCGCCGGTCGACTGGGCCCCTCAACGGGAGGGCGAGTTCGCCGCGCGCTTCAGCACGTTCGGCGTCGTCGACGCCGACGGCGACGTCACCCTGCCGGACGCGTTCACCGACGGCCAGCCGGTCATCATCGGCGCCTGGGGGCACGACCGGAAGCGTCTGCCTGCCGGGCGCGGCACCGTTCGCGTCCGCAATGACGGCGCCTACGTCGAGGGCGCGTTCTTCCTCGAGACGGAGGCCGGCCGTGAGACCTACGCCACGGTGAAGGGCCTCGGCGACCTGCAGGAGTGGAGCTACCTCTACATCCCGACTGAGGTCTCCTATGAGATGCGCGACGGGCGCGAGGTGCGCATCCTCCGGAAGGTTCAGCTGATCTCCGTCGACCCCGTCGATATCGGCGCCGGGGTAGGGACGGCGACGGTCGCCATCAAGGGGCGGACGCTGGCAGAGGACGTCTGCGGGGCCGCGGACGAAGCCCTCCGCGTCGCCCGGCGGCTGGCCGAGCGGGCGGCAGTCCGGGGAGCGGACGGCCGCGGTCTCGGCGCAGCCGCGGAGGCCGCCGCCAAGGCCGCCGCGGACCTCCGCGCCGCGGCGGACGAAATCGAGCGGGCGCTGCGCGCATCGGGGCAAGTCGGGGCAAAGTTTTCGGCTCTCGCTGCCGGCGCCTCCGCCCGGGCCGCCATCGCCCGGGCCATTCTCGCTTCGAAGGAGTTCGAACATGCCGTTCGCCATTGACGTTCATGGGAAGGAGCACATCCAGCGGCTGCCGCTCGACCGGGCCCAGAAGGCGCTCGCCGAGCGGACCGAGTGGCTCGAGGCGGTCCTGCGGGAGGCCGGGCCGGAGCTGGATGCGAAGGCCGTCCGGACCGTCCAGCTCGAGGACGGTGCGGAGCTGTCCGGGCTCGTCCGGCGCGTGAGCGAGGAGCTCGAGGCGCTGACGGACCGGGTGCAGGAGCTGCGGAAGCAGGAGGCGGTGCTGGAGAAGGCCCGCGCCGAGGCTGCGCGCGTGCTGCCGGCGCCGGCGGCCGGCGATGCCCCGGCCTACCGGTCGCTCGCCGACGTGGCGCGGAAGACCGGCGCGCTCGCCGCGATGAAGGAGCTGCGGGCCGCCTCGGCCGTCGTCGAGGACGCCGACCCGGCCGCGCTCATCCTCGGCAAGGCGACGATGACCACCTCCGCCGGCATCGCCCCGGAAACGACGCGGACCGGGCAGGTGGCGTTCTCGGCGGTCCAGCCTCCGCGCATCATCGACATCATCCCGGCATACCCGACCGGCCAGGCGGCGGTCGTGTATCTCGAGGAGACGACGTTCACCAACGCCGCTGCTGAGCGCGCCGAGGCCGCCGTCTACGCCGAAGCTGCCCTCGCCTACACGGAGCGGAACGTGCCGGTGCGGTCCATCGGCGTCTCTCTGCCCGTCACCGATGAGCAGCGGGAGGACGTCGCCGGCGTCGAAGCGCTCATCGACGGCCGCTTGCGGACGATGCTCCAGCTGCGGCTGGATTCGCAGATCCTCAACGGCAACGGGACGGCGCCGAACCTGCTCGGGACGCTGAACGTCAGCGGCATCCAGACGCAGGCGCGCGCGACTGACCCGCACCCGGACGCCATCCTGAAGGCGATGACGAAGGTTCGGACGACCGGCGCAGCCGAGCCGTCCGCCGTCATCCTCAACCCCTCCGACTGGCAGACCGTTCGGCTGGCGAAGACGACCGACGGGGCCTACCTCTTCGGCCCGCCCTACGATGCCGGCATCCCGCGCATCTGGGGCGTGCCGGTCGTGGCGAGCTCGGCGCTGGCACAGGGGACCGGCATCGTCGGCGACTACGCCGCCCACGCCGGGCTGTTCCTCCGCGCCGGCATCGAGGTCCAGGTCGCCCTCTCGAACGACGACTTCGTGAAGGGGAAGGTGACGTTCCGCGCCGGGATGCGCGCCGCGGTCGTCCATTTCCGGCCGGCCGCGTTCTGCACCGTCACCGGGCTGTAGGAGGCGGTTCGATGCTCGAGATCGAGGCGCTCCGCCAGCAGCGCGCCGGCGCCGCTTACCAGTCGCCCGCCCGCATCTGCCTCACGGCGGCCGGCGAGCTGGTCGACTGCAGCGACCCGGCGGCGGCCACCCTCCTCGTCGGCGAGGGCGGCGAGATTCCGTGGGAGGTGGCCGAGCGGTACGGCCTCGTCGCCAGCGGCGGCGAGGAGCCCCCCGGCGGGAAGCGCGCAGCCCGCGGCAAACGGGTCCCTGACGCGCAGGTGGAGGACAAGGGCGCATGACCTGGTCGCTGGCGCGGGCCGGCGACCTGCGTGAGGAGCTGCGTCTCCCGGCGGCATCGGCTGCCGCGGATGAGGCGCGGCTCCTCCGCCTGCTCGAGGACGTCTCGGCCGGCATCGAGAACTGGCTCGGCCGCAGCCTCCGCGTCGTCGAAAACGCCGTGACGGTCGTCGACGGCTTCGGAGGCAGGGTTCTCCCCATCCCGGACCATGCGGCCGTCCCGGCGGTCGCCTGCGACCTCGATCGGGATGGCATCTACGAGACGTCCGTCCCGGCTGCAGACCTCCGCGCCGTCCGGTTCCACACGGCGGTCACCGGGCTCGTCCTGCTGACGGGCGCGCCCATTGCGGCCTGGCCGACAGGCGAAGGGGCTGTCCAGCTGACCGGCACGCGCGGCTTCGGCGACGAGCGTGAGCCGCTCGGCACGCTGACGGCGCCGCTCTCGGCATCGGCCTCGACGATGACGCTGCCCGCCGGGGCAGGCCCTGGCGACACGCTCGTCATCGACGGCGAACGGATCTACGTCCGGACGTCAGCCGGCGCCGTCGCCCGCGGCGTGCGGGGGACGGCAGCTGCGGCCCACCCCGCCGGGGCAGCAATCGAGCGCGAGGTCTACCCGAGAGCGCTCGTGCGGGCGGCGCTCCTGCAGGCCGCCCGCCTGCACCGTGAAGGGCTCGAGGCGTACGCCGCCGCCGGCGGCGGCGAGTTCGTCGGGCCGGTCATGTCGACGACCTACCCGGTGGTGCGCGACCTGCTCGCGCCGTACCGGAGGACGTTCGCGGCGGTGGCCTGATGGCGAAGGAGAAGAAGTCCGGGAACATCTACGTTTCGATCGGCATTCCCGATGCCGACGTCCGCCGCCTCACGCGTCTCATCAACCTGCTCTCCGACCGTGAGGCTCCGGTCCTCGCGGCCGGGCTGCAGGAAGCACAGCGCATCTTGGTCGACGAGATCTGCTCGCGCGCTCCGCGGGTGGTCGTCCCGACCATCCGTGCTCACCCGGTCGGGCCGCGCTCCCGGAACGCCACCATCACCATCAGCCACGGCGCGGCGAAAGAGATGGAGTTCGGCCGGAAGAAGCCGCGCTGGATTCGGCCGCGCCTCAAGCGGGTGCTCTGGTGGCCAGGAGCCGAACACCCGGTGCGGAAGGCCCGGCATGGGCCGTTCGCTGCGAGGCCGTTCATCGGCGTGATGGACCGCGGCCATGCGATCGGGGCGGCCGAGCCGCGCATCCGCGATGTGCTCGCCGCCGCCATCGACGCGGAGTTCGACCGGCTGGCGGGAGGAGCGTGATGCTCGACACTGCTGCCGTCCTCGCCCGTGTCCGGGAGCTGGTCGCCGACGAGCTCGCGCCGATGGCCGTCTACGCCGCCGGCGATCCCGCCCACCCGCTGCCGCCGGCCGCAGCGGCGAGCCCGGCGGTGTTCATCTACCGCGGCCGGACGCTCGAGTTCGAGGTGAGCGCCGCGGACCAGACCCACGAGTACGAAGTCGTCATCGTGCTGGCGCAGGGCGGCGCCTGGGAGGCCGGCCAGTCCGACCTGCTGCCGCACGTCGACCGGCTCATGGACCTGTTCGCGCGCCGTCTCCAGCTCGGGCGGCCTGACGTGGTCGTCGTGCGGTTCATCGAGTGCTCCGGCCTGTCGGCCATCGACTGGGGCGGCCAGCGGCTGCAGGGGTACGAGCTCCGCTACGCCGTTCGCCAGCGGGCGCCGGCGGCGCCCGGGGTGTAGCTCGACACCAGAGGAGGACCATGTAGCCATGCGGCTCCACTACCTCGGCCCAGACCCGACCATCGACGCCGCCCTGCCCCTGCCCGAGGGTTGGCCGGCTGCAGACCACGACGAGCCTGACACGGCGGCCGCCGCCGCCAAGCTCGCCAGCGGCCTCTACGCCGAGCGCCAGCCGCGCGGCGGACGGCGCCGGGGCGAGCCGGAACCTGAACAGGAGGTGACCGATGCCGGCGATTCGACCACTGCGTAAGCTCCAGGTCGCGCTCGAGACATCGCCCGGCACGCCTGTCGCAGCGACGCGGATTCTCCGCGGAGGCGGCCGGCTGACGGAGAAGCGGGAGACCTACCGCACCGAATACCCTCACGGGGTGCGCGCCGCTGCCGGCGGCGCCGGCGTCATCACCCGCCGGTGGACGGAGTGGGAGTGGGAGAGCGAGCTGGCGCTCGAGGAGATCGGCTGGTGGCTCCAGTCCGGCGTCCGGCAGGTCACGCCGACCGGCTCGTCGGACCCGTACACCTGGACGTGGGAGCCGAATCTCGGCTCGGCCGGGCTCTCCGTCCAGACCATCAGCCTCGAGTACGTCGAATCGGACGGGACGACCAACCACTACACGGCGGCCGCTGCCTACGGCGTGACGACGCAGCTCAGCTTCGAAGTCGGCACGGAGAAGGTCGCATCGGTGAAGGCCAGCGGGCAGGCGCGAGCGCGGCAGTCGACGGCCCCGAGCAACACCGCGACCGCTGTCTCGGCCCGCACGCTGCTGCCCGGCCCGCTGTTCAAGGTGTGGTGGGACACGAGCTGGACCGGGTTGGGCACGACCCAGCTCGCCGGCATCGTCCGCGAGGCGAAGGTCGAGATAAAAACCGGCTGGGAGCCGGCGTGGACGCTCGACGGCCGGGCAGACCTGGACTGGACGCAGGCGCAGCCCGGCCTCATCGACGTCTCGGCCGACCTCACGATGGAGCTGGACGCCGTGGCGGCGGCCCGCATCGCGAACTGGCGCGCCAACGACCTCGCCTTCGTCCGGCTGGCGGCCGCACCGTCCGCGAACCGCGAGTTCCGGTTCGACCTGTCGGCCCGCCTTGCCGACGAGCTGTCGTTCGGCGATGAGGGCGAGGTGACCACCGTGTCGCTGAAGCTGGCCGGCGTCTACGACCCGGCGAGCCAGAAGCTGCTCAGCATCCAGGTGAAAAACGGGAGTTCGTCGCTGTGATCAACCGTTTCGCACGAACCGACGAGACCGTCCGCATCGACCTCCGCGAGTTCGACGGGTCCGACGACTGGGTCGAGGTTCGGGCCGCGCTCTCGTGGGGCGACATGCTCGCCGTCCGGAAGGCGTCGATGCCGCGGGCGACGGCCTCCCCGGGAACGCCGGAGATGGAGGTCCAGATCGACGTCGGCGCCCGGTCGCTGGAGCTGCTGGCGCGGGCCATCGTGCGCTGGTCCTTCCGCGCCGCCGAGGGTGACCCGGCGCCGCTGCCGGTCTCGCGGGATCTCATCACGAAGCTGGACGCCCGGCTGGCCGACTGGCTCGCCGAGCGGGTGGACAGCCTCTACGGGGAGGGCAGCCGCGCGGGGGCCTGAGCCCCGCGGAGCGACTCCGCCGCGGGGCGCGGCTCGACCGCCTGCTCGAGGAGGATGACCGGCTCATGGCTGCCTGGATAGCGCGCCGAATGGGCTGCACCGTCTCCGAGGTCCTCGCCGAGCCGGCGTGGGCCATCGAGGCGTGGCTCGAGGCGGCCGAGCTCGAGGCGGCGCTCGCCGACCGGGAGGTGCGCCGTGCCAGGCCGTGACGCCGAGCTCCGCATCGCCATCCGGGCCGTCAACGAAGCCAAAGCCGCCCTGGGCGAGGTGCAGGCTGACCTCAGGGCGCTGCAAGACGCCGCCGACCAGGCGAACGGCCGGTTCGGGGCCGTCGGCGCGGCGCTCTCCGGGCTCGGCTCGTCGATGCAGACCGTCGGGAAGTACGCCATGGCCGGGATGGCGGCCGGCATCGGCGCCGTCGCCGGCGGGCTCGGGCTCGCGCTGAAATCCAGCGCGGACTTCGAGCGGCAGCTGACCATCGTCGCCTCCGTCGCCGGCGCCACCGGGAGCGAGCTCGCCGCGCTCCGCCAGACGGCGCTCGACCTCGGCGAATCGACGGCGTATTCGGCGGGCGAGGTGACGCAGGCGATGGAGGTGCTCGCCGCGAACGGCATCAGCGCGAAGGACATCGTCGAAGGGGCTGCCCGCGCCGCGCTCGACCTCGCCGCCGCCGGCTCGACCTCCCTCGTGCAGGCCGCCGACACCGTCTCGACGGCGATGGCTGTCTGGGGCCTCTCCACGGCCGACCTGACGGACACGGTGAACCGGCTCGCCGGCGCCGCCAACGTCTCCCGGTTCGGCGTCGAGGATATGTCGCTCGCCATCGCGCAGGGCGGCGGTGCGGCCTCCGCGGCCGGCGTGGAGTTCGCCGATTTCGCCGCCGCCATCGCCGGCATCGCGCCGCTCTTCGCCAGCGGGAGCGACGCCGGCACGAGCTTCAAGACGTTCATCCAGCGGCTCGTCCCCGATTCGAAGCCGGCGCGCGAGGCGATGATGGAGCTCGGCCTCATCACCGCTGACGGCGCGAACAAGTTCTTCGACGCCACCGGGAAGATGCGGCCGATGGCCGAGGTGGTGGACGAGCTGAACCGCGCCGTCAGCCGGCTGAGCGAGGAGGACCGGACGCGGCTGCTCTCGAACGCGTTCGGCACGGACGCGATGCGGACGGCCATCGGTCTCTCGCGGATGACGAAGGAGGAGTTCATCGCGCTGCAGACGGCGATGGGCGAGGCCTCGGCGGCGGAGATCGGCCAGCAGCGGATGCAGGGGCTGGCCGGCGCGATGGAGCAGTTCAAGGGGGCCCTGGAGACGGCGCGCATCGAAATCGGCGACCGGCTGAACCCGATCGCCACCCGCTTCTTCGAGGCGCTCGCCGGCGTCGTGCCGACGCTGAAGGAAGGCATCCTGAACGCGATGGACCGGTTCTCCGCCGACGTCCTGCCGCGGCTGCAGGCGGCGCTGGACGGGGTGCGGAGCGCGTGGGACCGGTTCCGGGAGCCGATCCTGCAGTTCCTCCAGAGCAAGGAGGCCGCGCAGCTCGGGCTCGGCATGCTGGCCGCCGTGCTGCTGTCGGTGGCGGTGGCGGCCGGGTCGGCTGCGGCCGGGATGCTGGCGGCGGTGGCCCCGGTGGCGGCGCTCGGGCTCGCCATCGGCGGCGTCATCATCGTCGCCGATAAGCTCGGGGTCGACTGGGGCCGGGTGTGGGACGGCATCCGCGAGGCTGCCGGCCGGGCGGCCGACTGGCTCGTGCCGAAGGTGCAGGCGTTCGCGGAGGCCGCCGGCTCGGCGCTTCGCCGCTTCGGCAGCTACTGGGAGACGGAGCTGAAGCCCGCCATCGAGCGGGTGGTGGCGTTCCTCTCGGCGGCGTTCGAGAAGATCGAGCCGGTCATCCGGCCGGTCATCGAGGGCGTCATCAGCGCGTTCCAGTCGTTCGCCTCGATGGTCGCCGAGAACGTCAAACTCGTCCTCGAAATCGTCGGCCGGCTGGTCGACGTCGTCGTCCAGCTCATCCAGGGCGACTGGTCGAGCGCGTGGAACTCGGCAAAGGAGATTGTGAAGCTCGCCATCGAGCTCGTGCTCAACCTGCTGCGGAGCGTCCCGGAGCAGCTTGGCGCCATCATGGGCGGTCTGCTCGAGGCGGGGAAGGCGCTGCTCGGGGCGCTGGCCGACGGCCTCCGCTGGGCGTGGGAGAACCACATCTGGCCGTTCATCCAGGACATCCCGAACAAGGTGCTGAGCGGCTTCACCGGCGCCGGGCAGTGGCTGTACGACATCGGGAAGGACATCCTCCGCGGCCTCTGGGACGGCCTGAAGGCGATGTGGGGCGAGGTGGAGGGCTGGCTCGGCGGCATCGGCGGGAAGATCAAGAGCATCAAGGGCCCGCCGGAGAAGGACCGCGTCCTCCTCTACGACATCGGCCGGATGATCATGGAGGGCCTCTCGAACGGCCTCTTCGACGGCTGGAGCGAGGACACCGTCAAGCGGCTGAAGGAGATCTCGCGCGGGCTCGTCCGGAACTACGAGGACGCCGTCAAGGACCTCGAAAACCACACCGTCCCGGACTGGCGGCAGCTGGGCGAGCTGCTGTCGGCCGCGCTGGCGCAGGGGCACTTCGACGGCTTCAAGAAGAACAAGCCGCTGCTCGAGCAGGTGTCGGCAGCGCTGACGGCCTCTGCCGGGCAGGCCGCGACGGCCGTCGGCGACGAGCTGGCCCGCGTGCTGAACATGACCGGCAAGCGGCTCGACCAGGCGCTGCTGGAGATTCGCGACCTGATGGTCCGCAACCTCGAGGCCGGCCGCGAGCTGTCGGTGCAGGAGGTGCGGACGCTGCTCGGGGCGATGGAGGAGATGCTGGAGTCGCCGACGCTGCCGGAGGCGGCGAAGCACTTGGGACAGAAGGTCATCAACGAGCTCATTGAGTCGCTGAAGGCGGGGAAGGGCGCGGCGAACGAGGTCATCGCGCAGCTGGCGGACGAGCTGGCGAAGGCGGCCGCGCAGGGCGCGAAGGCGGCGGCAGCCGGCGGCGCGGGGACGGCGTCGGCCCCGGCCGGGCCGCTCGGCTGGAAGCCGGACGAGGGCGGGACGGCCCCCGTCGGCGCCCACGGCGTGCAGCTCGTCTGGGACGACCGGGCGCAGGCGTGGGTCTACCCGTGGGAGAAGGGCTCGGTGCGGTCGCCGCAGGAGCGGCAGGCGTACATGGAGAGCTGGGCCCGCGGCGAGACGCTCGCCGGCGCCATCCCGGCGGTGCGGACCGAAGTGAGTGTGCAGATCGACGGCCGCGAGGTGGCGCGGGCGGCAGCGGACGCCGCCGGCCGCCAGTCGTTCGCGTGGGGGGTGTGAGCGATGCCGACGGTGCGCGTCTACCCGACTGCGATTCTCGGGACG